TCTTTCAATTTGCATGCGTTCAATAAACGCAGCCCTTGCATCGGCTGCTTTTTTTGCCTCGTCCTGCGCTGCTTTTTGTGGCGGCGTTAGCCTTGAGCGCGCCTCTTCAAAATCTGTTAGCGTTTTAAGCAGCTGCTGAATGTTCGCGCGCCCTTCCTCTGTTGCTTTTCTTGTTTGCAATTGCAATGCAAGCACATGATCGCGCAACACCACAAAAGGCACAGTTCCGCGCTCAAATTCTCGCAACGTCGCAAGAAGCTTCTCTGCCTCATCAGCGGTAATACCAAATTGCTTGCCAAGCTTTTCGCCAGGCGTGTCCATGAACACTCGTAAAAACTCAGGCATCGCTAGACGCGCAATTGACGCAAAATTGCCAATGAATGAATTGGCAAAATCGCGCATTTTGTCGCCAAGATTAAGCTGTGCAATGGTCAAAAGTTGCTCGTAAAGCATCTTCAAGGCTGGTCCTGCTTGCGCATTAAACACGCCTGCTAGTTGCGCAAGCGATTGACTTGCTGCATTGTTCGCTGCGGTGAATGCACTTGATGCCGACGTTAAGTCTTTGCTTGCCTCTTCAGCTGTCTTAAGATTTCCAACTAAGGCTTGAAATCCAGCCGATACAAGAGGAATACCGATCGCCGCGAGCGTGCCTAGCACGACCCCAAACGTGCCGAACGAACTAAGAAGCTGCGGCAGTTGTTGACCGAGCGCGACTACCGCGCTCTGTCCAGACCCAACTTGGACTGCAAAGTCTTGGATTTGATAACCAGCGTTGCGCGCAACGTCGCCGAGCTGTGATTTGCTGGTGGCAAGCTGCTGGACTCCGCCGCTTGCTTTACTTGCGCGACTGCCGGATGCCTCGAGGCTGTCGGAAAGCTCGTTGGCTTTGCGCTTGGCCTCGTCCGAGGCTTTGACAAATTGTGCGCTTTCAAGGTCGAGCGCAACTTGCAATGCTGCGATCGTTTTAGCCACGGCGCAGGATCTCTAGAAACTCAGGCTTAAAACCCGGCAACATTGTAAATGCCAAAAAGTCTCGCTCTTGGCGCGGCAACTCGGGCGGCTTAAAGTACGCCTCGATGTGCGGAAAAAAGTCAGCCGGCTTGAGCGGGCGATTGCCTTTTGAGAATGCCGAGCCTAGCGCGTGCAGCAGCGCCATGATATGGCTTGCATACAGCACGCCTGCGCGTCCTCCAATAAGACCATCCCGATACAACACTTCAAGCTCCTGGGTCGTCTCAGTGTCAAGTGCGTCAAACTCATCAGGAGATAAACCATTGAAGATCGCTGCTGCTCGCACTTGGCGCAACAGCGATCGCTTCAGTTTTTTTCGGTGGCCTTGTAGCTTGGCTTGACCACAGCCTCGACTGCAGCAACCAGATCGCGTATCTCGCCCTCGGAAAACGTTTCTGCAATCTCGTCGTATCCAAGCGCAAAAAGATCATCGCCCTCGCGAAAACCAATCAACCCAATCATTGCGCGCTCGCGCAATTCCATGATGCTCAACCAGCGCGCTGTTTGTTTAAGACTTTGGCCCCGCACAAGAACGTCGCCCTCTGTCGTTTTAATGCCCTCGTCGCCCTCTTTTGAGCTGCGCCAGAGCGACTCGGTCAACCGCTGATAGCGCTCGTCCACAAGGTCATTTGGCGGATCTTGACACTTGCTTTCGAGCTGGGTCATTTCGCTGCGGGTCGGAATGTAAACCTCAAGCGCATGCCCAGCAAAGTCTATAGTCCTGTATTTGCTGCGCTTATAGCCGTTCAGCCTGTGTTGTAGTGTCATGTTTTACCTTTAGCGTTTTGCGCGTTGTTTTGTTGCCCAAGTGTTGATTGATTGTTGCAACCCTTCTGCAAGATCTTGCGTCATTGCTGGTATAGAGCGCTCAAAATTCGCACGCAAAAACGGCTGAGCCGGTCGCTCTGCGGAGCCAAACTCCAGCGACTCTGCTGCAGGCCGATACTCGCCCTTCTCATCGACGTATCCCACGCCCACGCTGACGTAGCTGTAGGCAAGGCTGTTTTTGCTGTGGTATTTACGCCTGCGGTCGCGCTGCGTTGAGATCTTTGCGCTGCGTTTGGTTTTGACCTGCAGCTTGCCCGTATCGCGCGGCACGGCGGGTCGAATTGCGCGGTAGGCAGGCTCAATCGCCTTACGCAATGCTGGCAAAACGCTGCGACGCGCTGCTGCTGACGAAAATTCTTGTCGGAGCGCCGCTAAAGCATCAGCAACACTACGCGTCCCTTTGATTTGCATGCGCATTAGTGACAATCCTTCTATACATCTGATCGTTCAGCTGCAACACATAATCCACAATCTGCGCGGGTGACAACTTATCCGCATGCCTCGCAGCGATTCTGTGACAAAGCGCAATGTTGATGACTCTCTGCTGGGGATACCCAAACCAGTATTTGTCACCGGTTTGCGCTTGCGCTGCTAAATATCCGAGGAGGTTGTCGGTGGACATATAGCAAATTTACGCATGACGGTCAGACAAACCTCCTCAACCGATCCGCTTTCTGCTTTTGAAATCACCTCCTCAACTTCGGCGAGCGCAAACCGCTCGTGCAGAGCAATGCTGTCGAGCGGCTTAGAGGTTGTCATCATGTCGTTAAGCACCTCAAGCAGTGTTCGACCATCCATACTGATTGCCTCGCGGATGAATTGTAAAAGTGCATTGCGCTTCTGCGCCTGGTGCTGGATCAACCGTGAACTGCGACACGCGACCATTGAACGCAAAATAAAGAATATCTGCAGCGCTTGCGCTTGCGGCAATCACAAAAGTGCGATCGATCAGCCCTGAAGCCGCATCGCCGCGAATGAGCAAGATATTGGCATTTGCCGGGTTCCACGCAGCCGTCAGCGTCATGCTCGCAGGCGCAGACTGCACAGGAATCTTGTCGCTCTGCCGCCGTCCTGCAGCCATGAATGAGGCCACAGCGTCCTCTTGACCGAAAAGAGGAATGGCCTGAACCTCAAGCTCGTTTGCCGAAACAGCAATTGCCGCTATGGTGGCAAGCACAGACAAATTTGCTTGCGTCACCGCAGTCGGCGAAGCGCCCGGCTGCATGTATAACGACGCAACAAAACCCGGTAGAACTTTATTAGGGAGTGCCATAATAACCTCACGAAGGTATATCTAGAGTCATGTCTAAAACAATCTCGTGTAGTTTATTGTCGTTGTCGTATGTATTAAAAAGAAAATCGACGTCAATTTTTGCTACATAAAACAAGCCGCCAAGCGTGCCTTGATAACCATGCAGCGCATTGACAATTGCTTGCGCCTTTTCAAAACACGTTTGCATGATTTGTGCATACACGTTGACCTGACAGACTGGCCGATCGATTCCTTTATTGCTTTGCGGTCCTGTATACACCGGCTGGTGCACAGATCGCAGGGTCCATGTGATAAAAGTTGGCTCGGTTGCAAAATTGCGATTAAACGCTGCATATACTGGTGTCGGCGTAACGATTGCCTGTAATTGTGTTTGCAGCGCCTGCGAATACGTTAGCGTGCTGTTTTGTCCCATCTCTACACTGCTGTTGCTGGATCATTGCGGTAGCAAGTAATAGTCACAAACTGCCGGTCTGGGTGCTCGTATACATTGTCAATCCGCCAAGATTTTGCACGGTACGTTATTGAATGGGCGTGGGTATTGTCAATAATTGTTTTGATGTTTGGCGTGTAGTTGACCATAAGGTGCGCAACGTCGTCATACTGTCTGTAGTGCTCTTGTATCTTTTGATTTCCTCGCGGGTTTTCGCTTTGTGCGCGAGTGTTAAACCATAGCGTCTCGGTGGTTGTTTGCTCACCCATGTTCGTTTTTGCAAACGTCAAATTGTTGACACCAATTTGCTCAACGCGCACCATCACATTACCAACGGCTTGTATGGACGCAGCAAGGCTTGCAAGCCAAACGGTATATTGTGGAGCTTTCTTTCTGACGTATCTGCGCGCTGGTTATAAAGATGAGCGATCAGCAAAAGCGCTGCCTGCTTAATAACAGGATATTGGCCCAGCACTGACGCTGCATTGGTCCAGGTAACCTCTAAAGGTGCAGCCATCTCTGCGTTTACATCATTCGGCGCGACTGTCAAAATTACCTGCGCACCTGTTACATCGTAAAAGTAATTGGCCGCATTTATTGTTGTCAGAACAGGCGTTGCAGCAGTGTTGTAGTACTTAACAGCGTTAATAGTTACGCCGCTTTGTGAGTGTTGTGGTAAAGCAAGATAGATAGGCAGCAAGACATTTTCGCTGAACTTGTAATAAGCGGCAAAACTGTTTGCAAAAATTGGCACTCCAAGATAGTCCTCAATCGTCATGCGTGTTGCTAGCTCTAAACTCTCTAAATATACGTCCTGCGAATCATCTCCAAATAAATTTAGTTGACTTGTGATTTCATCGGTTGTTAGCCACATAGTTACCAAATCGCGCGAGGTATGCACCGCTTTTTGTGCATTCCAAGGTGCGTTTGGCAAAGTAGTGTTGATTGTGCTCATGTGCTAATCGCCCTAACCCCAGCAAAAACGTCGCGAACGGTTGAGACAAGGCGCTTTTGTGCAAAGAGCGTCACCGTGCCTGGTTGGGTCTGGTCCATGAGCCGCATCGTCATTGCGCCATAATCAACAATGTGCATAAAACGCGGCCAATTCGCAAGGTAAATTGGAAAGTCGCCTGCGGTTGCGCCGCTGCTTAAGAAACTATTGCAAATAACAGGCCAACCAAAGACATGCACAAGCGCGCCGCCGTCATTGGTGCCGACATCAGCAAAAGTCGGAGCTGCTGTACCCTGCGCACGCAAAAGCTGAATCACGGTCGGGTGCATCATCCATGCAGTGCCCTGCATCGACCAATACTGACCAGGCAGCGCATTGGCTAGCGCAATTAAATCGCTGCGCAGGCAAGTTCCTGCGGTAACGCCAACGGTGCGAATTGTATGAATTCCGTTGGTTATTGCGGTCCCTGACGTTCCAAATGCTGCAGCCGAGCCTGCTGTGCCTGCGTACATTGCAAGACCGCGCAGACCGCTGGTTGCGCCCGTGGATGTTGTGGCAGAGCCTGCCTGGTCATTGTTGACCGCCATCGACTGAGCTTCAAGCGCCGAAAACTCAAG